TATAAAATCTTTTAGTATCTGTTGCACTATCAACTGGGGTTACTTTAGGTAAGTTGCTCATTGTTATGTCCTTATAATGTTAGGCAAGTCTTCAAGCGTTTTATTATTTGCCGCTTCTTGATACCCTGCACTTGCATTATCCCATGCTTCGTTAATTGCGTTAACGCCTGCATCACCCCCTGCGGCTAAATGCTGTTTCTTATGTGTTGTTGCTTTTGATAAAGCGTCTAACTTGTCTTTGTTGTTTGCTAATTCGTTTGTTACGTCTGCTACACTTGAACTTTGTACTGCCGCTTGTACTGCTCCGATAACACTAATACCTGCAAGTGCAGTTGTTATTGCATTTGTGCCACCATTGCCTCCATTCTTAGGAAAGAATGTATTTGCAACTCCGCCAACATTTACTCCGCCAACATCTCCAATGGCTCCTTTAATAATTCCAAAGCCTTCTTGTCTAATTCCTTCTTTAGATAAGTCTTTAACATTTCTTGCAGTATTGGCCGCTTTTAAAACTGTACCTAATAATGCACCTGGTGATGTAAATGCTTGTCCGCTTGTAATATCTCCAAATACATCTGCGGCACCTGCGGCAACTCCACCTTGACCAAATAAACTTGCTGTGCCTCCGCCTGCAAGTGATAATGGACTTGGTGTTTTATCATAATGTTCTGTAGCAAATCCTTTTGGTGCAACTCCTTCAGATACTGCACCTCTTGTGTACCATACTGTTTCAAACTGACAACTCATTGTACTTTGTACTAAACCACTGTTGTCAGTTTGGTCCATTGTATCATGTTGCCAACTATTAATAATAGGATTTACAAGTGTAAATGCTGTGTAACGTTTTCTTGACATTTGATATACAACAATACTGTCAAAGAAAGGATCACTACTGTCATTATCAAAACCATAACGGTATTGTGATCCTAATGAATTAGCATCTGCAAAAGTGTTTGCTCTGTTGTACGCAGACGCAGTTGTGTTTGGACTACCTGCTGTATCAGTTGATGCATAGTTACCATCTCTATAATAATATCTATAATATGCTTCCCACATTGCAGTTGTAAGACCGTAGTTGTCATCATGGAAAACAAAATTGCAAGGACTGTAGTCTATACGTTTTTGTAAAATTCTTTTTCTATTGTATTGATGTTTTACTTCTGTAGTAATATCAAACTTAGGTAAGTCAACACTTTTAACTAACATATTAATTGTGTTAGAATGCTTCTCTGTTAACTGTGGTATAACTGACGATGCTTTTCTGTTAATATTAAAACTAACATGATATAAAAATTTGTTCTTTGGTGCAAATTTAAATGCATCATTTACATATAATCTTGAAGCATGTTGATAGTCTGCAAGGTTACCTTTTGGACTTAATGCTCCAGATATTAGATTGTCAAGGAATGGGGTTAATCTATTTGCCATACTAATATTTATCTAAAAAATAAAGTGGGTATAGAATAAAAAAGGCGCCTAAGCGCCTTTTCCACGTTTATTTTAAAACTCTTAAACTTGATTATACTGCGCCACCGCCAGTAACAAGTGTGTTTACAGTTCTGCCTACAGCAGTACCAATACCTGTTCCTTGTGGTGATTGTACAGCGTTATCGTATCTAATACTTAATGCTACACTAACTACGTCTGATGTTGCGTATGCTAACTGATTGTAGTTTGCTGATTCTAAATAACAACCATATAACTCAAATGTCTCAAGCACATTAACTGTGTTTGCACCGTTACCACCGTCTAATATTTCAATACGTGTAACGAATTTGTAGTCTGCACCTGATGCCGCACTTGATTGTTCAAAGAAATCAAACTGTTTCTGCAACTGTTCGCCAACAAGTTTCTGAACGTTGTTACTTACATCTTCACGTAAGTTCAATGTAATTGGTTCCCAAGTATGTTTTCCTGCAAGGAATACTTTTGAGTTGTATACATCAAGTGTAATCTGTTCAAAAGTTACGTTGGGTCTTGTTACATCGACAACTTGTTTAGTTAACTCAGTAGTTGGTGTTGACACTCCAAAATTTTCCAGTGACACCCTGAAGCGGTACTGCAATTTTGGCATTAACAAACCTTGTGAACTTGCAGATGAATTGCTGTCCAAAGGTACTGTTAGTCTTGAAAGTGATGAAATTGCCATTTATTTGCTCCTATTACTTTTATTTATCATATTATAGGCCCGCTATTTCTCCAGTGTTTTTAAGTCTTAATGGAATGTAAATAAATTCCACTGCTTTCACTGGTTCAATTGCAATGTCTACATAAAGTTCGTTTCTATCAATTCTTGATGGAGTGTTGTTACTTTCGTCACACACTACTAAGAAATCATATAACGCTCTTTGTCCTACAAGCTCAAGCATTAAACTATCTGCTTGTTGTTTGATCTCGTCTCTTGTGATCTTATCGTTAGGCTCAAATATGTAAGGCTTAGCAAGTTTGTTTAACTGTCCACGTAAGTAAATTACTAAACGTGCAACGTTAATTCTATCTAAAGAACTTGCATTTTTTGCTCTTGTCTTTTGACCAAAGTTAACAAGACCTGCACCAGTTAAGAATGTTACTGGGTTAACCTTGTTGCTATACAATGTATCTCTTTGACCTTCGTTAAGAGCAACTGTTTTAAACTCGCCTTCGTTATCAATAAAGCCTGCACTTGAAGCGTTAGTAATTCCACCACGTCTTGTTCCTGCTGGAGCAAACCATGGGTAACTAACTTGATCACTTAATGCAATAGTTCTAAGTATACCATGACTTGCTGGAACAACTACGTTGTTACCTGCATTATCACTTGTGAATAAACTTGGATAAAACACACCTAAGTATTCGTCACTTGTTACTAATCCATTATCGTTATCTTCAACAGCACCGTTAACGTTTGTTGCCCAGTTGTTAATTCCTGTAGCATCACTTGCTAATCTCATTGGAGAGTCACCAACAACAAATGCTGTTAAGCCTCTGTCATTGTTCAATGTAACCATTTCACCAATTAGCTCTGGATAACCAGGAGTTGCTAATAAGTTAAAGATTCTTGATTCGTTATCTCTAATGTCTTGGTTGCTATTCATTAGTGCCTGTAACGCTTGTACAACAACTTTACGCTGTGCCTTACGACCGAATGTACCTGAACCATCGCTTTGGTTAGCACTTTCAGTTACCCATCTGTGTGGATAGTAAGACGCCATTGATTCGTCGCCGTTACGTGCATTATCTTCTGCTACGTCAATTGAGTTACGTACAAATTTCTTAACATTAAATCCAGAACGTCTTAAGTTCCATAACAACATACCTTTTGGATATAGTGCTGGATCTGGAGCATCTGGGTCTAAGTAATTACTTGCCGCTAAGTCTGCAATAGTACCTTCTGATCCACTGTTAGCACCTGAAGTGTTATAACGTGCATCTGCAAACAACACACCATTCTCTGTAGTTTGGTCTGTGCTATCTCTTAATACCCATTTCAATGTAGTTCCATTGTATTGGTAAATTACAGGATAGTTTTCTAAGTCTGCTGTACTAATCCAAAGGTCTCCGTTTACAAGTGCTGAACCATCTGACTGTGTAGTTGGTTGTGTTGCACTAACAATTGGACCATTTGGTGAACTGTTTGGAAAGCCTGAAGAACTGTCTTGGTAACCTACCCAAGTAGTTCCGTTGTGTAACATAATATCACACTCGTCAACAATACTGTTGTACCATAACTGACCATCTAATGCTAATGCACTTGGTGCATCATCACTTGCTGTGTATGATAGTACTTGCCAATTTGAAGCCATAAACTGCTTAGGATTAGTTGAACTATCTGTTCCTGGAACATAGTATAAGTTCGCTGTACCTGTGTTTGCATCAACATATGGAGTAAATCCTGCTAATGTTAATCCACCATCGGTATCAACAATTCTAATCTCTCCACCATCGTTGTGTTCAATTACAACTCTGTTTGAAGCGTCTACACTTGCTACAATGTTAGTAAAGCCAGCACTGTTAATTTGACCTGCAATTTCTTCAGCGTCTGCCGCCGCGCCTGTTGCAACAGCCGAAACTGTTACTGCCGCACTCATTGTTGCTGAGTTAGTAGTTGACTCGCTCATTGTAAATGTATAAGTTGCCGCAGATACTTGATCAGTAATAATTGCTGATGTAATCTTAGTAGATCCAGTAGCAACTCTTTTAAAGATTTTAAAATCATACTCTGGACTTGCGCCTTCAGTAACATTTGTTTGAGCATAGTAAGTATCAACTGAAAGGTTTACACCTCCGCCTGTTGAATCTAAGCCTTTTAATGCTGACATGTTATCTGAATACAATGGAACAGTTTTGTTATCCCATAGTTCAGTAGTACCATTAAATTCTTTAACACTTAATTTAGCACCCAAGTTTGCATCAGTAGTTTTAAACCAAATACTTCCGCTTGGTCTTGGAGTAGTGTCTGCTGTTTTAAATTCTGGCACACTTGTATGTGCTGAAATTTGTAATTCTGGTGCGTTGTAAGTTGCCGCTGTTAAACCAACTTCAGCCGCTAAACCTGTACCGTCTGCAATTACAAGAGCAACACCAGTTGAAAAAATGTTCAATCTGCTGTTTACTGCACTTGCTGTTACGCCTGCAATACCTGCACCGTTAATATCACTAACAACATCTGCTAACGCTGTACCTGATGCTGTAATTGTGTTACTGTTAATAGTTAATGTTTTACCACCTGTTACAGTTGGATTACTTGTACTTGCAACTGCTGTAGGCCAACTTGCTTGCCATGCATCAGTTCCAACTTTAACCCAAGCACCACTTGTGTTTTTGTAGTACGTTTTGTTAATTGTAGTTGTTGCTACTGTTACGTAGTCACCAATTGCACCAACTGATGCTAAAGGAGCACCCGTTGCTTGTCCGCCAACTAATTTAGTTGCGTCTGTAATAACTGTAGGTGTTTTCATAGTGAACGTTTGTCCACCTGTAGTAGTAGCGGCGTTGCCGTTCCACTCAAAAATGCCCATTCTACTAATTTGCGTATCAAACCAGTAAGTTCCATCAGCCGGATCAGCCGCTGGTGCAGTAGCAGTTGCTTGTAACTCATTTAAGTCAATGTCTGCTCTTACAACAAATGCTCTGTTGGAAACTCCTAAGTATGAGTAAGCCGCTTGTAGACCGTATTCATTAATCTCTGATCCATGAATTGGGTTATTGTTGTTATCTGTATAAAATAAAGGATCTCCAAAAGTTTCGGATAAATCTCTTTGTGAAGTAAGCAAAAACGGAACTCCAGCATTCGCTTTCGTTGTTCCTCTTGCTGTACCTGTTGCACTGGCGTTCGCTTTATCTTGCGCCGTTGCAACAAAAATCATTGGGGTAGTCCCTGGTTCAGCAGGTGTATAGAAACTTTCATCTATAACGCTGACCTGTACTCCGGGTGATACTAAGTTTGCCATATTTGTTCTCCTGTTGAACTTATTATATGTATTTAGCAACGTTGCAATAAAAGTATCCAAAACACCTATTGAAAAAGGGCATCAAAAGGGTAGGTAAATACAAGTATGAGACCTTTATGCAAGTGCGGTAAAAGACCTGTTGCTGTTAATTATAGGAAAGGCAACAAGACTTTTTATAGATCCAAGTGCGATATATGTGTTCGCAACAAGGGTAAAGAACTGGGCGAACCAAAATGGTATCTCGCCGGGTATAGACAAAAGACGCATTGCGAAAAATGTAACTTCAAAGCCACATATAGAGAGCAAATGCGAGTGTTTCACCTTGACGGTGATCTAAATAATAATAGGCCCAGTAATATGAAAACTATCTGTGCTAATTGTCAGGTTGCTATGCAGAGAGAGGGGTCACGTTGGAAACAAGGCGATCTTGAACCTGATTTTTAAGATCTAATAACGTACCATTATTATCAATAGTTTGTGAAAACTTTGTATGTGCCCAGGCCCATTCAGATGCATGTACATCTTTAGGCTCAACACCAACATCTTGATATATTCTAAACCAGATAGGATCTTGTCCACGTTTTACACGCCAAACTTCTCCGTTTATTTCGTATAACATTTTTGCTTCATTAGGGAAGCGTACATCTGGTATTACAAAGTTTGTGTTAGGATTATCTATAATATGCTTTTTAGTAAGACTTACCCAAATTCCATCGTAAAATCCATTACGCATACATTCTGTACCAAATTCTTGTAGTACAAGTCTTGGGGTAATTTCTCTACCTGTTTCTTGTGTCCAATATTGATCTATTTGCTCACGCCATTCTCTTGACTCATCAGTTTTGCCGTCAAGCAGTGTTCTATCCCAATTGAACATAACACCAACTGCGTCTTTTAGTTTATCAGCAAATGATATCTTTACAAAGTTATGATTATCTATTAAATTTTGAGCGACTGTATCTTTACCAGATCCAATTAAACCGCAAATGCCTATTAGCACAAATAATACTCCTATAAGTTTATTTTAAGTTATAGTATAGTATAAATTTATGCGTTTGTCAAGTACTTTTTAACCAATACTGAAACCGTAACCAACACCACCTGCAACCTGTAATTTTAGGTCTTCTTCAAGTTTGTCCATTTCGGCTTGTGCTTCTGCTTTGAGTGCGTCACCATTTAGTGTTGATCCACCTTGTGGTCCTGCGATAGTAGCAAATTTACTACGTGCTTCTCCAAGCATGAATTTACATTTAGCAAGTGTGTAATCTTTGATCCACTGCTTTGAAAGATAGTCTGAAAGTAGTTGGAAGTCTGGTCTGTAGTTATATGCTTGTAACAATACGTTCTCGCCTGTTCTTGGTCTTTGTAGAACAGTTAATTTTTTAGTTGCTGTGTTCCAAGTAAATTCAATAAATGAACCAAACATTCTTCCTACAAGTTCTTGGTAACCTGCGAACAAATTGTATGTTGCTAAACCACCCATGTTAGAACTTGATAACAAATATGTATTTGTGTATGCCAAGTTGAACGGTTCAAACATTGTACCACCGTCACCACCACCTGTACGTGAGCCAATTGAACGTCTATACATCTGTCTAACTTCTACTACTTCATCTGGTAGTGTGTATTCGTTCTGATCAAGTACAAGATCGAGAAACATATATGACTCTTCAACAGAATTATCACTTCTTTGACGGAATTTGTCAAATGATGCTCTAATTGCTATTTCGTAGTGTTCCGGATCAAGTTCAACATCAATCATGCCTCCGCCTAACATTGCGTTTACATAATCAAATACTTCTTGTTTTGCTGTTGTTATATTTGCCATAATCTTTCGTCTCCATTAGTATTTATGCGTTCGATAAATACAAGTACAATGCCGAGAATAAGTTTATACAAACCCGAGAAGGGCAAAGACTACGATTTCCTTGATAAAACTATAACAGAGATGTTTACAGTTGGCGGAACCGATGTTTTTGTACACAAGTACTTAGGTCCTAAGAATCCGGACGAAGCAGATGCTACTCCGTCACAGCCTCGCTATGACGCTGTAAAAGAAACAAATATACAGGACATGCTATTCATGGAAAACCGTGATAGAAAGTATGATCCAGATATCTACGTTATAAGAGGAATATACAACACCCAAGATGTTGACTTTGATATGAGCCAATTTGGTTTATTCTTAACTAACGATACATTGTTTATGACTATACCGATCAACTATAGTGTAAAAACACTTGGTAGAAAAATTATGCCAGGTGATGTACTTGAATTGCCTCACTTAAAAGATGAACATGCATTAAATGATTACCAAGTAGCACTAAAACGTTTCTATGTAGTTGAAGATGTAAACAGAGCGGCAGAAGGATTTTCACAAAGTTGGTACCCACATTTGTATCGTGTAAAAATGAAACAAATTGTTGACTCACAAGAATTTAAAGACATACTTGATTTACCAACAGAAGAAGGATCGTCACAAACACTACGTGATGTTCTTAGTACATACGACAAAGAGATGCAAATTAATGATGCTATCTTAAATCAAGCAGAAGCAGACTCTCCACAATCTGGTTACGACACAACTAATTTTTATACACTTCAAACAGATGCAGAAGGAAAACCAGAACTTGTTACAACTGACATAAGCACACTTGATGCAAGTGGTAGTGGTGAAACTGCTGACAGAGTTAATCAAACTCCAGATAGGGAAGGATATCAAGGTTACTTATTAGGTGACGGTATTCCACCAAACGGAGAAGCGTTTGGACATGGCACTGGTTTCCCAACTGATACAACTAAAGGCGATTACTTCTTAAGAACTGATCTTATGCCAAACAGATTATTTAGATTTGATGGACAGCGTTGGGTTAAGATGGAAGACAAAGTGCGTATGGACCTATCAAACAAAGATACAAGAAACACACACAAAACTGGATTTATTAATAATACAAATTCAGGAACTATTGCAGGCGAAACTATTGAAGAACGTCAAAGTCTTGCTAATGCACTTAAACCAAAGGCGGATAATTAATGTATAGATTTGGACATAACATTGCAGGACTACTATTTGCAATATTAGGAATGTATTTCTTATATCAAGACATGGGACATATGGGTCACGGACCTAATTTGTTTGGTATAGGTGAAATGACATGGATGTGGTTTACAATGGCAGTTGTACATTTTTGTTTACATGACTGTAGATGTGCTTCATGCAGAGGTAAAAAATAATGCAACATTTTTATGATGGGCAAATAAGAAGATACATTACTCAAATGGTTAGACTAATGAGTAACTTCTCTTACAAAGACGGTAAGGGCGAGTTAACACAAGTACCTGTGATGTACGGAGATATTACTCGTCAAGTTGGGCATATTCTTAGAGACAATAGTGAGAATAAAATTCCAAGTGCGCCACGTATTGGTGTTTACATTACAGGATTAGAATTAGATAGAGATAGACTTGCAGATGCTTCGTTTGTTGGTAAGGTACACTTGCGTGAAAGAGATTATGATAGTGTAAACAACGAATACTTAAACACACAAGGTAAAAATGTAACAGTAGAGCGTTTAATGCCTACACCTTACAAGTTAACTGTTAATGCTGACATATGGTCAACTAACACAGAACAAAAATTACAAATTATGGAACAGATATTAATGCTGTTCAACCCGAGTTTAGAAATACAAACTACTGACAACTATATTGACTGGACAAGTTTAAGTGTAGTCGACTTAGATGCTGTAAACTTTAGTAGTAGGTCAATGCCTACAGGTACTGAAAGCGAGATTGATGTAGGGTCATTAACGTTTAGTGCGCCTATATATATTTCACCTCCAGTTAAAGTTAAAAAACTTGGTGTTATAACAAATATTATAATGAGTATCTTTAACGAAGATACAGGTAATGTTGACCTTGGTGCTACAATGCCTGAATTAAAATCATACAATGATGAATTTGCTGAAGGTGTATTTCAAGAAGATAAAGACGGAACTATTATACGTAAGGATAGTGCAGGAATTGCCGTTACAGCATACAACGATTATGATGTACTTGTATTAGGTAATACAGCACAACTAATACACAAAGGTGTTGTTGGTAATACTAACTGGAACGGATTCTTTGAAGCATTACCAGGTAAATTTAGATCAGGACTAAGTCAAATACAATTAACAAGATTAGACATTAATCAAAGTGTTAACGGAACTGTAGCAGTTAACCCAACTGACGAAACAACGTTGACTATTAATTGGGACCAAGATACTATTCCAAGTGATATGGTACTTACTGGTTCAACAGGCGATAGAAATAAGATAGATTACATTATCGATCCAATTAACTTTAATCCAACTACTATTAAATCAGTTAACGGTGTTAGAGTGTTATTATTAGGTCCTATAGGTAGTGCAACAAATACCGACGGTGCTGATGCTTGGAAAAATGCAGACAATACAGACTTTGTTGCAGGCGAAAATGACATTATTGAGTGGACTGGTACAAAATGGCAAATACTATTTGATTCAAGCACACAGTCAGACATCAAATTTACAACTAATCTAAATACAGGTATCCAATACAAATGGACAGGCTCAGAATGGGTCAAATCCATTGAAGGCGAATACCGGAATGGAGCGTGGCGCATACAATTTTAAATAATTACTTGTATGAGCGACAAAATCAATTGCAGTGGTGCATTATTTTATGCATTATCAACAAAACGTTTTCTATTTTTACATAGAACTCAAAGCAAACAAAACAATGTTTGGGGACTCGTAGGCGGCCGAGGTGCTGTTGACGAATCACCTATTGATGCTTTACATAGAGAAATTCAAGAAGAAATTGGTAATACACCAAACTCTGTTAAAACTATCCCCTTAGAAACCTTTGTCAGTACTGACGAAAAGTTTAACTTCCACACATATCTTATAGTTGTTAAAGAAGAATTCTTACCAACATTAAACGATGAACATGATGGCTATGCATGGGCAAGTTTTAGCAAGTATCCAAAACCGTTACATCAAGGGTTAAGGAACACACTACAAAACAAAACTAATATCACAAAATTACAAACAGTGTTTGAATTGATCGATATATTAGAGAGTTAACATGGTAAAAGTTTACGGCGACATAATGCTGGACAGTTGGATTATTGGTAAAGCCAGTAGAATTAGTCCTGAAGCACCTGTACCAGTATTGAAGGAAATTGAAAAGAAAAACAGCATAGGAGGTGCGGCTAATCTTGCACTTAACCTAAGTAACATTATTGACAATGTTTCCCTGTTTGGTGCAGTTGGCATGGACGATGAAGGGTTTGATGTTTTAAAAATATTAGAACATAAAAACAATATTGATTCGCGTATACAAACAGATGCAGAAATGACAACTACTAAGACAAGATTAGTAGGTCAACGTGGACAACACATCATGCGTTGGGATAAAGAAAAGAAATATAGAGGTAACGCACAACAATCGTTATTACAAGAAGTTAAGCAAGACGATATAGTTTGTTTAAGTGATTATAACAAAGGTTCTATTGGTGTAAATTTAGTAGAAAAACTTAATAATAAAAAATGCAAAGTTTTAGTTGATCCTAAACAAGGACCTGAAGTTTATAAAGGTGCATATCTTGTTAAACCAAACATGAAAGAATACAAATCATGGTTTGGAAAGTTTAAAAAAGAAACTGCACTTATAAAATTAAAAGATTACGGTTGGGAATACCTTGTAGTAACTGATGGTGCAAACGGAATACATGTGATAAGTCGTGATTTACAGTATCAACACTACCAAGAACCAGTAAGAGAAGTTGCAGATGTAACAGGTGCAGGTGATACTGTTCTTGCTGTTATTGCATATGGTATTAATAATGGTCTTGATGTGTTTGCTTCTTGCAAGTTAGCATGTTACGCTGGCGCAAGATCAGTAGAACATAGAGGTGTGTATGCTATACAACCTGAAGACTTGAAAAGACAAGTAGTATGGACTAATGGTGTATTTGATATATTACATGAAGGTCATTTTAGACTACTAAAACATGCAAAGTCAAAGGGTAGAGAATTAATTGTAGGTATTAATAGTGATGCAAGTACTAAAAGACTCAAAGGTGAGAACCGTCCTATTAATAATCACTTGCAAAGGAAGATGACATTAGAACTTTTACCATGGGTTGACCAGGTTGTTATATTTGATGAAGATACTCCGTTAGAAAGTATCAAAAGATTTCAGCCAGACCTAATAGTTAAAGGTGGCGATTACACCATTGATACTGTTGTAGGTAATGAACTTGCAGAAGTTGACATTTTTCCAACAGTAGAAAACAATTCAACAACAAGTATTATAGAGAAGATAAAAACATGAGAATTTTAGTTACAGGTTACGAAGGATTTATTGGTTCAAACGTAGCATCATACCTAAAAGCAAAAGGACATGATGTGGAAGGCTTTCCTTGGGAGATTAATAAGTTTCCAGATGCTCAACAATACGATAGAATTATACATTTGGGTGCAATTTCAAGTACAACTGAACGTGATGTTGAAAAGATTATGCAACACAACTACGAATACACAATGAAGTTAATTGAAATTTGTGATATGATGGGTACTTCTTTACAATATGCAAGTTCGGCAAGTGTATATGGAGAACAAACACACTTTAGAGAGGACTTAGAATTAGATCCTCGCAGTCCTTATGCTTGGACAAAGTATCTTGTTGATAGATTTGTAACACAACACCTAAATGAATTTAGAGTTAACATACAAGGCTTTAGATATTTCAATGTTTATGGTCACGGAGAAGAACACAAAGGCGATATGATGAGCCCTGTTAGTAAATTTACTAAACAAGCCAAAGAAACTGGTGTCATAAAAGTGTTTGAAAACAGTGGTAAGTTCAAACGTGATTTTATTTGTGTTGAAGACGTTGCAATGATGCATGAAAAAATGCTTGATGTTGACCAGAGTGGTATTTGGAACATTGGTATGGGAGTTGCTACTTCATTTTTACAAGTTGCACAAGTTGTTGCAAACAAGTATGGTGCAAAGATTGAAGAAATTCCAATGCCGGAAAACATTAAGGCACAATATCAAAAATTTACGTGTGCTGATACTGACAAATTAAAAGAAACTATTGAACATAAGTGCTTTAGTGTAGGAGAATGGGTAAATGGCCAACCAAACTGATTGTAAAGTTGAATGGTGGAGCGTTGTTCCTGGACTTACTAAAGTCGAACCAATCAAAGATGCAACGAAGTTCATGCCTGAATGGTTCAAACATGCACCTAAGTACTTGACTGAGGACTTTGCAGACAAAGGTACTATCAAGAACTGTCCTGGATTTATAGATCTATACAAAAATGCGTATGTTGTACCTATGTGGTGCGACTTTCACATCAAAGCAGACAATAAAAACTTTGCATGGCACTCGAGTAACGAAAATTTTACTATGAGTCTGCATACTGACAAGCAATTTTTAGAACATGCACCACAAAATGCTAAAGACGACTTTGTATGTGTTGCAAAAACTGATTGTCCTTGGCGTGTGCGTACAAGTCCTGGTTGGGCAATGATGCAATTACCAATGTTTTATGATTTTAATGAAAATTTTACATGTATGCCTGGTGTAACACACACCGAATGGAGTCATCAGATTAACCAACAACTGTTAATCAAAAAAGAAGGTGAATTTTTACTGGAAAAAGGTACACCATTAGCAATGTACGTACCAATAAAGATTGCAAACCTTGAAACTACAGTGCAAGACGAAGATCAAGAGAAGTATCGTGCAAGTTTTGTGAGTAATTTAATATTTCAAAGTAAGTTTAAAGGTGCTTACAAGAAATTCAAAGAAGTATGGAGTAAAAAATGAGTAGACTTGAAGGTAAAGTAGAAAAAGGTTGGGGATATGAATTAATATGGGCAACCAATGACAAGTATTGTGGCAAACTTATGGTATTTGAAAAAGCAGGAGCAAAATTCTCCATGCATTTCCATAAAGAGAAAGACGAAACATGGTTTGTTAATGCAGGACGCTTTGAAGTTAAGTGGATTGACACTAAAGATGCTATGCTTTACAGTAAAGAACTAACTCCTGGGGATACATGGCACAATCCTCCATTACAACCACACCAATTAACTTGCCTTGAAGCCAATAGTAGTATTAGTGAAGTTAGTACTGCTGATTCAGTGGAAGATAACTACCGTATTATACCCGGTGATAGTCAAAAAGACGTAATTAAGAAAAACTCTCCGCCACCCACAATGCCTTAGGCTTGTGCTTCAGACCATCTAAGAATAACGTTACCAGTAATTGCCGCACCCGACGTTTTATAAACGTTAATGGCTAACACGTCTGGTCCATTCGGGAATGTACCCCTACCACCCAATGTAGTATTTGTAAGTTCTTTAATAAATGCAAGATCCAGCGTTGATCTTTCTCCAGGTTGTGCAATGAATGAGAAGATTGTTTCTCCTGGTTGTGCATATGGTGGATTTCTAAATATAAACGTTACAGTGCCAGCGGCATTAATAGTAGTATTAGCGGATTGTGAGAAGTTAACCTTATAATAGTAAGTTCCCGACGCTCCAAAACGTTCTTCTGTAATACTTGTTACCTGTGTACCTGATGGCCAGTTACCATCTGAAGCCGCAACCTCTGTACCTGGTGTAACTCCTGCAGTATCTAAACTTGATTTATCTAAGTATAAGAAGTTAGAGTTAACAAACGCATCACCTTGGTTGGATACTGTAAATGTAGTTGCAGTTCTATTAATGTTTGCATTAGTATTATTACTAATTCTAATATAACCGTACTGTGATCCACTTGGAGCATATACCTGTGTTACTGTAGAGTTAGCAGGAATACTTGTACCTGTAATAGGTGCACCAAGAATATCGCTTGGATTATCAAATGCATCGTCAATGTTTGGCGAAGGTCCATTATTACTACGTGCAATAAAGATGTAATTTCTATTACTTCTATTGTTATAAATTGTACTTGATAACAATGTTGCTGTTTGTTCGTCTTCTACTGTAACTGCTGTTGTAGTTTCTTGTGTATCTGAAGACCAGTTAACAGATCCACCCGGTGCAATCTGTGCGAAACTTGGTTGTCCACCCTGTGCAACACCTGAAATACCTGCCCAACCAATATCATTTGGATTCAGTGGATAGTTTTGTGGGTTAAGCACACCTTCAATAACAATACCACCTGTGTCACCCCCGGCTGGTTGATCCGTTGTAACTTCAAGTCCTTCAAGTAGCAACTGTGCTCTGTTTAGAAGTTCTCTTTCTCCTAAGTCACCTACAAGTGCGTTACTAACACTTGGAGCCAATCTAATCAAGAAAGATGTATATCTTGTAGTACTAATACTAACACCTGTCGCTTTGTAACTGAACAAGTATCCTCTATCACTGTCAAATCCACCGTCTGTAATAAACGCTGATCCCCAGTGTGATATGTTTGGACTAATTGTATTACTTACTAACACAACTCCTGTGTTTCTATCGTGTGTTGCCGCCGCGCCACCAGTGTATGTTCTTGTTGCACCTGATGCAAAGTTTGTCATCGGTGAACTTCTTGTACAACCTGTTAAGTTTTTACCATCAACACCTGTGAAACGTATCATCTCAGCGTCAATGTAAACAATTCCACCTTCGGGTGGGAAGAACGAAGCATCTTGTAATGGTATAACAGTTTGTGAATCTGTAATATTACTTGCTAATTTACCACTTGGACCTTCGTTTGTAATTTCATAACGTACAGGCATGTTACCTGTTCTCATAAATGCTTCTGTGTTAACGTTACTGTTACGCATTCTGTGACAGAATACAAAGTTACCATCAGAGCCACGTAGCATGTAGTCAATAAAACCAGCACCATACCATGAATACTGTATACCTACCATCTGCATTTTTGATATATCTAAGTTGTATCCACTTGGACCAGTACCGTCCATTCTATCTCTGTTAAAATCTTTCTGTTCTGTTTTCTTATCTTTAACTAAACAAATCTTACTTGCTTGTACATCAGTAACACCTCTAAAGTCTGGTGTTAGATACATTGTTGTATTATCAACAACCTGTGATACAACGTGTGTCATACCTTTTAACACAATTCTATCACCTGCTTTTAATTGTTCTCTAAATCTTGTGTTAGTACCATTACATGTATTTGAGTCAACATTAATATTAACTGTACCTGCTAACTGTAATGTTGCAGTTCTTTGTACAGCACTAAATTGTGTTCCATCATATTCAAAGAAAATACCGTTCTGATCATCAAATGCTCCTGAACGTACAGTTGCACCGTGGAACTTATTAACCGATACTTGACATTCTGATGTAAGTTCTGGTGTTGTACTTCCTAATGCACCTGATGCAACGACTTCAAATGTATTTTCATCGTTGATATCTGTAACTGTGTATGTGCCATTATAACCTACAGTTTTAACACCAATAAGTTTAACTATTCCACCAATTTGTAATCCGTGTTCTGTTTCATCTGTAGTTACTGTAATAATTGCACCAACAGCAGTACTTGCCGCTGTAATATTAAGAATATTATAACTTGGAGCAAACAATGCACCCGTTGTATACATAATACCTTTACCTGACTGGTATCTAATATACTTTTTACTCTGTCTAATTGCTTGTGATCCGTGTTGTGGTCCACCTGTTCCTAACTGCACACCACCATCATATGGTCTGTGTATAAAGAACGAATCTGGTCTTGGATAAACGTTACCAATAATAGGTTCATCATTGTTAGTACCTGTATCAATGTTTCCTGGTGATCTACATTGGTATTCAAGTTGTGTTAAAGTTGGAACTGCCGTAGCACTAAATGGTCCTGATGCAAGTTCATGATTGTTAGTACCATCACTTGATGTTGTTGTAACTGCAAAAGAGTTACCTGGAACAAGTCCATGTGGTGTTTGGAATGTAATTCTAATACTTGCTAATGCACTGTAAGTAACAACACTTGAGCCTGCAATAGGTGCTGTTGTTTCTTCTGACATTGTAACAGAACTGTAAGTGTTTAATGTTTCACCTGCAACTGCTGTACCGCTAACGTTAACCCCAACAAAGTTACCTTCTGTTGATTCTTGTGTACAACGTAATGTTAAATCGTTTGTAGGAGTAGCACCACCAAGTTGATCACCTGGAATAATAATTCTATTACCTACTTCATAACTGGAACCGTCATCAGTTGCAACAACAAGACTGTATGCACTGCCACTTCTTGTAACTGTAAAGATTGCTCCCGACCCTGAATTATTTTCGTTATTACCTTGGATTGCTGTTACACTGCCACTTCCTGTAGCACCTGTACCAGTAAATGAAACTCCTGTGATTCCTCCACCTGAGTCAACACTTGTAACAGTAATTACTAAATCGTTTGTAGGAGTAGCACCACTTAAATTTGTTCCTATAATTGTAATCTCTTGATCAACACCGTAATTAAATCCTGCACTATCAATACTAACTGTGTAGTTTCCTCCTGATAGTCCAACTTGGAACTGTACACCGTTACCTACAATTCTTGAAATAGTAGTTACGTTAGGATAATCTTTAGTATTAACTGCTGTACCTGAAATACTTGTTCCTGTAATAGAACCGTTAACATCAACTGTTGAAATTGTAATTGTTAAATTGTTTACACCGTCAGTACCACCTAAGTCCGAACCAAGTATTACAAATGATTCTGATGCCAAGTAACCAGTACCTGCGTTAGTAGTGTTAATTGAATAAACTGTACCAATTCTTTGTACGTTAAATTGAGCATCAACACCGTTTGATGTTGTGGCTGTCATTGGAGGTGAACTGTAACTTACGTCTGCGTCAACTGCTGTACCTGTTGTAGTTACAGAAGTAATTGAACCCCCTGCACCAATTCCAGACACTGTCATAATTGCATCGTTTACACTATCAGCACCGCCTAAGTCAAAACCACTAATTTTAATTTTATCACCAACTGTATAACCTGTTGATGTATCTGGTGATGCCATTGAAACTGTATAAGCGTTGTTAGTGTATGATACATCAAAGTTACCATCACTACCAACACCACCTGCTAAATTACCTTCTTGTCCAAAGAATGTACCATTACCGTCAAAACCTGTACCTGATTCTGTAAATGTTAATACTTCTCCAAGAGTGTCAACAGTATCAATAAGCAGTGTTAAGTCGTTAGTTCCGTCACTACCGCCAAGTTGTTGTCCGCCAATTTTAATTCTATCGCCAACTTTATAATCTGTACCTTGAGCGTTTAGTACAGTTGCATATGTACCGTTTGTTCTTGTAACATCAAAACTTGCACCGTTACCAATTGAACTATCATTATTACCAGTAACTCCTACATAGTTTACTGTGTTACCAATAAGAATTCTTGTTGTTCCTTCTGATAATGTTAAGTCATTACCTGCAACATTTGTTACGAAAGTTGCTGTACCATCACCTCTGTCAAGACCAGCACCAACTTCAACTGCTGTGGCATCTTCAACTGTAATTGTTGTCGACCCTTGTGCGGCATCTGATGTTAATACAGGTGTATCAATAATTGCTCCTGCACCTGTTACACCAGTAACCTGAGCACCTAATGGTATACCGCCCGGTACTGCTACAAGTGGAGCACCAAGTGCCGGTACTGCACCAGTAAATGTAATTCTGTCTGCGCCATTTGCCGCCGCCAATGGCATAGTAAATGATCCTGATGAACCTTGTGTAGTAACTTCAAACGTTGGAGTGTCACCTTGAATACTTGCACCTGTGTAAAATGCCGCTTGTCTTAAAATTGTGTAGAACGTTACAAGTGATGTGCCTGCTGATGTACCAACTTTAGCCTTTGCGTAATATGTAAAACTTGTGTTATCAACAACACTATTAATAATAAATGTACCTTCAGCACGACCGTTACCTTGAACTTCTCCTGCTAAACCTCTAATAGTAATTGGATTACCTTCTTCAAATCCATGCGGTGCAGTTGTTGTTACAGTAATTAAGGATTGACCAACTCCGCTACTGCCTGATGATGCATCAGTACTAACAGCCGCAACACCTGTATCAGTTCCTGGTACTTCGTATGTTGACGGATATCCACGCATTGTACCAATCGCTTGCCACTTGGTAGGCTGTAGTCCATACTCAAAGTCAGCGTCAAGCATTGATAGAGCGTTTGCAACTCTGTGTCTTTCAATAGCGTCAGTACCAAAGTCATATGGTCTAACTTTTAAGTCACCCTGATCAATAAAAATTTGTAATTTATCTGTATCTGACCATACAGTAACTTTATCTTCTGCTGGAAGATCTCCTAATCCGTTAGTAATAACGTTAGTAATAATTGCTACTAAGTCATTTACTCTACCGCTTGTTCCTAATTCAGCAGTATCGCCTAAAAAGTATTGTGTAGTTACTGCTGGACTTTGTTTTGTTGTGTATCCTACTTTAGTTAAGATGTAGTTGTTAATAAGATCACGCATAAAGGTCTTAGCAAGAATCTCTTGCTCACGTGTTCCATCAATCTGTGGAGTAGGACCTTTCCAATATTTTGATGCTGTTGATCTTACATTAGAATTACCACCATATTGCATATCAGCAAGGATAGCATCAATATTAAAAGCAGTATCTCTTTCACACTTGGACGCATTGTAAGTATAATTGTACCACAATGAACCGTTCTCAGCAGTTGCAACTTGATCAGCAATCCAAGCACGTACTTCATCTTTAATAAATTCTTTGTTATTTGAAATTAATGCTCTTGAGGCTGTAAGAAATTCTTCGTTAGTTGTATCAGTATTAAATAATACTTGTGTAATTGTATCTGTTGTTTCAAGAAACTTTTGAAAGTAAAAATACGTAGGTGTAAATTCTACAGAATCATAAGTATATTTTACGTCAGCGCCTTTATTAGGATCACTAAAATTAAATAAAACTTCGTTTACTGATGTATCAGTAATTAATAATATATTGTCTTGTGTAACTTTTGTTGGAAAAATTGCTCTACTAATTTCTGCTCTGTGAAAATCAGGCATTGCATCTAAACCATTAACAATAACATTACCAATAGTATCAACAAGTACTTTCTTAATTTGTGCAGGTGCTGTTGCTTCTGCAATGTATTCTTCGTTTATAGTTTGTGTAGTATCTATTGGTGATTGTTTAGTTGTGTATGCTGTATTTGTTATAATATAATTATTAATAATGTCAACACACTTTGCCTTTGCCGCTTTCTCTGGCAGTCTGTCGCCGTCAATTTGGGGTAATGCTCCGTCCCAATATGTTGAAGCAAGGTAACGTGCTTGTTCGTTACCGTTATATCTTAAATCGTGTAATAACCCACCTGGTTGATCTTTTACTGGATTATTAGGATCACCACCAATAAGGTTGAAACCCATATCTCTTTCACACTTATCGCTACTATCATTTACATAACCGTACATTACACTCTTTGTACCATCTGCTAATGCACTTTGGAATGTGTGGTCTGTAGTATTTGAACTAATACCTACATTAACTGTAATTGTATTTGCATCTGGAACAGCATCAACTCTAACAATATCACCAAACTTAGGATCTGTACCTGTGGCGTTTGGAGCACCACTTGCTCTTGGATATGCATGATCTGTTGTGTAACCATCTTGGGCACATCTAAAAGTAAGTGCACCTGTTTCAAACTTAATATAGTCGCCTACTTCGTATGGATGACTGTTAATAGTAAGTGTCATTACACCTGTTGTAGGTGTATACTCTGCGCCTGTCGGAGTATGTATTCCTGCTGTTACATGTCTTGTAATTGCATCGTTAATCCAAGCACGAGTTTCGTCTTTTAGAAACTCAACATTTTGTTGAATTAAGAAGTAAGCACTCGGATGATAGTTTCCACTGTAAGGAATTCCTGTATGGAAAATATAATCATTAACTTTTTGTTTTGCCATTTAGTTTAAACTCCTAATGCAATAGCCAACGCTGTTGCTGTACTATCTACGTATGCTTTGTTTGTTAGTTCTTGTTGCGTCACTGGTCTATTTTGTCCTATTGCTGTGGTAAACGTTGCACTTGTTGGATTTGTATTGCCTATCACAGTACTATTTAACCCATTTGATGCATTCAATGCTAAGAACGAACCGTCTCTTGCAGTAGTTTGTCCTATCGACATGTTATTTATTGTTCCTGCAACACCGGTGTTTACAACTAACTGTCCAGTACCACTTGGACTTATTGTAACATTCTTATCCACAGGACTTAAATTTACTGTATCTGTAGCACTTAAAGTTAATGCATTTACATACATGTTACTCATAGTACCTTCGCCTGTTGGATTTATTATTACTGTGCTGTATTCTCCTTGTGGAGAAATTTGAATTTCTGCATCTTGTCCTGTGAATGTAGCATCACCGATAACATTTAAACTACTAAATGCACCAACACCTGTGATTGTTGGGTCAGCAGTTGTAATTGTTCCGTAAACAGTACCGTCTCCTGTAGCGTAATAAAGTGTATCAGGTGCAAGTGCTGGAACTTTAAATGTTACAATTCCTGTTGTTTTACCTTGTGCGTTAACACCGTCTACTGCTGTTGAGTCTGCTGTTTCTTTATATGATAATCCCTCGTTATAAAATATAACAGGTGTACCAGAAATTTGTGTTGCTGAGATTCCTGCCGGATCAGCATAAAAAATATTCCAAGTTAAGTAAGGAAAGTTCGCTAAACTAAATGAATACTCAGCGCCTCTAATAAAACTGAATGATGGATTTTCTAAATTAATTTCTGTACCTGTTGAGTATGTTGTGTTCTCGATAAAGTTTGATCCAGTGCCTTCACCTGACTGTCTCATATAGAATCTATTATCAACAATTTCTTCTTCTACAACAGAATATGTTAGACTTTTTAGTGTAACATTACCTTCAGCATCAACAGAAAAGCCTGGACTTGAAAATCCGTGTTCTGCTTCAAATGGTATGTAACTTACAGCCATATTATATACTCCTCATTATGCAGGTACCAATACATTTTGTGTCTGATAATAGTTTGCACTAAACACAACTTTTGCTCCACGTCCTGGAGCAGAATCATCAAGTGGTTTTGCGTTACAAATAATATTCACATAACTGTCATTAACTGTAGCACTCAAATCAATAATCTGATTGCCTAAGTTACTACGTCCATATATAACTAATTCTGCTGTACTTGGACCAGCAACTACTAAACATTTAATGATTTCTTTTTGAAAAGTTCCAAGATCAGCAACAATAGTATATTCAGCGGCGCAAAAGTCGCCCACTAACCAACGATCGATCAACGTATCTTCTGTTATTTTTTTCCACGGTCCGTGATAACTTAAATTAGTACCGTTTTTCATTAGTACTGTGTTCTTTAAGCCTTTACCGAAAAATTTACCAATATCAAACATAATAGTCCTCTTTAGTATATTTATCGCTTAAGAAGATTTAATTTTTGACTGTAATAAGTTTAGAGTATTCAGGCAAATATAAGTATTCTACGTCACTCTTTGCAAGGGTACGCACAGCATCGTCTAATGTTTCAACTAACGGATCACCACCTAAATTGAATGAAGTGTTAAACACCATAGGAACGCCTGTTTTTTCCTTAAATGCTTTGATCAAATCATAGTAGTTTTTGTTCTGTTTTTCATTAACTGTTTGAATTCTACATGTACCATCTACGTGAATAATTGCAGGGATCTTTTCTTCAATACCTGGTTGACAGTTTACAGCATACATCATTGTAGGTGAACTGTTCATACCACGTAAATCAAACCATTCATGTACATCTTCTTCAAGAATAGTTCCAGCAAATGGTCTGAAATACTCTCTGCGTTTTACTTTGTTTACATGATCCTTACCGTCTGGATCTGTTGGATCATATAAGAAACTTCTATTACCTAATGCACGAGGACCGTTTTCACTACGTCCTTGGAATACTGCAACAATATTCTTATCAGAAATTAAATCAACAACATATCCGTTTGAAGTATCAAAAACTTCTGCTTCATGCTTCTTTGCTATACTATTAATTTCGTCATTACTGTAATTATATTGTGGTCCGTTGTATAATGTATCAACTGCTTCGTGTATACTGCTGTCATTTGTAATAAGTCTATGCTGAATCATTGCCGCACCCATTGCTGTACCAGCGTCATTACTAACAGGCTCAACATATAAATTAATGCCTTCGTCTTTTAGTTCTTCTAAGTACCAATAATTTGCAACACAGTTTAATCCATAACCACCACTAAGAACAATGTTTTTGTTGCCAGTCATTTTAACTGCTTTTCTAATTAGGTTTGCAACTTGTTTTTGTGTTTGTGTTTGCACAGCATATGCCATGTCTCTTCTATTTTCTAATTTTGTACGATCTTCGTCTTGATCAACACGGTCTCTTGTTTCTTCAATAAAGTTTTTATTAACATAAGCACCGTTTGGATAAGTTGGAATAATTACATTTCTATTTGATAACGGATTTGTTAAATCTTCTGTAAACAATTTAGGAATGTTTTCGTTTGGTTTACCATATGGAAATAGTCCCATAGTTTTGCCTGCTTCAATAAAACTAAATCCACAATATTCTGTTACTGCTTCATATGTTTTTACAATTCCTGCTGTCTCACTAATAACAACTTCAGGTACTGTACCTTTACCTTCTCTATCACCTTCGCCAAAAAATTCTGCACTAAATTCAGGATACTCAGCACCAACAATAGGTCCATAAGTTCCTAAGTGTTTGTAAACTGTTTTAATTGTAGCCGGATATTCACAAGTGTAAATACTTTCTGTTTCCCAAAGTGTAGTAGGATTATTAGGATCACCACCTAAGTTTGCATTAAAGAAAGTTCCTGCTCCGTCAACAATAACTGCTGTTGCAGTTTCAAATCCTGAATTATAAAAACTTAATCCTGCATGTAATTTATGATGGAAATAACTTAGATCAAGTACTTGAGGATGTTTCGGTAACAACTTAGGATCTCTATCAATAAGACCCAACTTACGACAAATACCAGTATACACATCGTCGCCGGTAAAGTCAACTTGTCCTGCTGTTGCTTCTAAACTTTGTGTGTGTGCAATACAAACATAATCTAACTTGTCTGTATATTCAAGAATTTTCATCATTGATGCGTAAGGACCGCCATCATATTTGTGTCTACTTAAACGTTCTTCTTCAATAGAAAATACTACTTCACCGTCTTTAAGTAAACATACTCCGCCGTTATGTCCTCTTGCTATTCCTGCTATCCATAATGTTGGTTTCTTCATTTAAAATCCTACGTATCCAATATGATTATAATCAACAACTTCTTTTAAAATGCCTTCTTCGAAACTTAAAAGGTCGTGATTTTCATCTTTTAGTTTATCTAATAGTTCAACTGTACTATGTTGTTTATCGTTATTTTTGCTTTTAAGACCCAAACTTGGACGCACTACTTCATTAAGATAGTCGTAATGTTGCCAATGACTTGGGTGTGGTTCCATCCAATCTTCTTTTGATTCTGGATCATAAAAAGTGTAATGTTTTTCTTTACGCTCCCAACTAAACAATCCTAATGGTTGTAACCATTTTGTTTTGTCAATGTTTTCGTAAACTTTTAATTCAGGTCTTTCTTTATATACGTCAGCAGTATCAGTTGGTGTTTCACCGAAGTCATTTATATTAGGCATATCAGTACCTAACTTATTCATATTTCCAATACTTGTCATACGATATGTACAACCTGTGCTTTCTAATAATCCTTGAGTTAAAACAATATGATTTTGTCCATGCATAAAATAACTATGTTCGTCCCAAAATGTGTTAATCCAATTATCATCATAGCAAACTTCTCTGTTCATGTAATTAAAAATACTTCCTTTAGTTTTCCAACCGATTTCGTCAGTGTTTCTAATTGCATCTCCTCGTTTACCTTTAAACTCTACAGTTCTAAAAGTATGCCAATCGTTACGAGTATGTGTACTCCATTGTACAATTACTGTATCGTCTTTTGTGAAATTATTTTTTACGTGACATTCTGCAACACGTTCTGCAATAGCACGATTGCCTAAACCAGGAAAGCCCCAGTTCTCATAATGATCGAATTCATAACCTAAGAAGTCAGCATACGTTGGCCACGCATACATTGTGAAACTACAGCCAAATACAAATAGCCTATTCTTCTTTTGCTGGTGCTTCTGGGATTTCAACTCGTTTTCCATCTTTAATCATACTATGGACTGACTTAACAACAAGATCTTCTATAGTGTCGTTCATTGCCATAATACCTTCATTAGTTCTGTCAGACCATTCGTCTATTGTAATCCTAATAGGACTATAAACTCTTGCGCCTTCGCCCATATCAAGGATGTCAAACTTAGGATTCTCAGGATAAGAAATATTTTCTTTAAATGTTGATCCAACAACAATAGTTGCTGAACCGTCTATTGCATTAACAATATGTCCGCCTACACTATCACAACCTAAGAAGTGATCTGCGGCTTGAATAATTCCACACCAGAATCTTAAATCAATGTTTTGTGGAATAGCAACAGGTTCTTTTACACCGTGCTTGTTAAACTCAATAGCAATTTCACTCATAAAGATTATACCATAATCCTTTGAAAGTTTCTTAACAATGTTAACTACGTTTTCTGGATCAAAACTTCTTCCGCTTGGATCACCGATCATTCCGTTTTCGTTAACTGTTCCTCTACCAAATGGTTGGAAAACTATTACTTTTTTCTTTTTAGTTTTTTCTTTTACTTCTTCAATTAACTTTAGTCCAGACATTGCTTCTTGTTGACTAAGTTTAAGTTTAGGTCTTGGTAATTCTCTTACACCTTTATTATTAATTTCAATGTCATAGCACTGACCTAACGATGCTTTTTGATTATAATATTCCCATACTCTATATGGTTCAGGTGTTTTAAGTTCACGATCAATTAACTTATCTTCAAATAAGTTTTTGTGAAAAACATCATATGCTTTTTTATGTAGTACAGGATGTCCTTTATAAAAATCCATGCCGCCTTCGCATACAATGATAAAATCATCATCTGGATTTTCTTCGTGATAGAGTTCTAAAGCAGGGATTGAACAAATAACTCTGCCTGCTCCGCCGTTAATAAAAAATGCTGTGTTTCTTTTGTTTGACATTATGTTTTATAGTTCCTTTATGCAATTACTTATTGTATAGTTTGTTGTTGTTCATCATTCTTGACATAGTCCCAATAGAAGTGTTGTTGTCCGGTACGTGGTACTTGTACCACCCATTCTCCGTCTACTAATACTCCACTTGGACTACTTGTTGGTAAGTCTTCTCTTTCACCAAACTTATCACAGCAACTATCAACAGTTATAACAGGAATTCCATATTGTGTACTCATCATACGTAAGTGTACATCATGCCATTCCATCCATAACTTGTCTTGACTGTTTCCTCTATCACCATTTGTAGCATGTAATATAACTTCTACGCTATGTATACTTGCCATCAACGGTAAACTTGGTGCGTTAAATCTAAATCCATTACCCCAGAAATCATTACATATCATTCCGCATGTTCTTACGCCATTAAGATAATGTGTTTTAGTTGTTCCTGGCGGATCTGCTAATACTTGATCCCAACTATGATGTGGACTATCTTCACCACCTACAATATATTGCTTGTTAGTTGCTCCAAGTAATTCGCCTTGTTTATCATAATACCTGATTTGATTTTTTCTAATACTTCCTCGATGCTCAATATCAACCCATAGCGTACCAAGTGCAATACCCATACCTTTTTTATTTGCATATGAAATAACTTCGTATGCGGCTTTGGCTAAGTCGGGCATGCCATTTTCTAATACTATGTCAAAGTTTGGAAAGTAACCTGATAGAGAACCTTCAGGTGTTAATAACCAGTCGCAGTTATTTTCTGCGGCCCAGTCAATTGCTTTTAGAATACTATCTTTATTCTTATTAAGATCTTGTGTTACAGGTATTTGAGCACCCGCAAATCTAACTGTATTACTCATACAATTATTTACATATAGGGTATAACTCTTAGTGTGAGATTTGGCTTATGCAGTACCGCATGGCGAACGTGGAACATCTACTTTCCAAGCCGCATAACGTTGGCATTTGTGAACTTTAAATGTAGCACCTGTACCAGCATCAGCACCGCCGTCTTTTGCTTCGTATGTGAATGTAGCACCAGCAAATTCTTTTGCCGCTCTTCCTTCTACAATATCTTTACCATCGTTGATTGCTTGGTTACTACTTAAAGTTAAAGCAGTAATAGCACCACTGTTAACTGTTTTTACTGTAGCAATAATATGATCAGCAATAATATAATCGTCTAAGTCTGCTTTTGCAAATTTAATTTTGTCGCCTACTTCATAATTAGAACCACCAGCAGTAATATCAACAGCAAAACTATCTCCAAAACTTACTGGAATATCTCTTAACTCTTGTCTGTAGTTTGCCCACGCAGTGATTAAACTTGATGGCATATCATCACTTGTTTTATCGTCTGACCACACTAATAAAGAAGATCTATGTCTACGTAAGTGTGCCCAAGTAATGTGTGGTTGTTTCCAAGGATAGTGTGGATTTCCACCTTTTATGCTACTTGCTACTTTAACAAATTCGTCATTGCTATTACATTCGATGTCAAATTTTTCGTATGTGTGATGTGGATCTGGATCCGCATATGTAACATACTCTACACCATTTGGTAATGATTCTGTTATTGTTTCATGTGCTTCATCATCTTGATCTGCTTCCATTAATGAGCAAATAATTGGAAACTCTCTACAGTCTACAAGAACTTTTCTTAAGTTTACAGGTGGATTAAAATCATTTCCATCTTCTTCGTCCATGTATCCTGCTGGTGCAATCTTGTTTGTTGCTTTATCAATGAATACCCACATTGTTTCTGGGCCTTCGTACGTGTGCGTACCTACTAATTGTTCATTATCAAACTGTCCCAAATATTCATCTGGTTTAGCGTAGTTAAATGTATGTGTAATATCTGCCATGTTTTTTCCTTATTAGTAGTAAACTACGTAAACTAAGCCTCCTGCTCCTGGTGAACCGCAACAACAACCTTCACCGTATGCTTGTGCAGACATACCGCCACCGCCTGGAAATAATCCAAAGCCTTGCGATCCGCCCCATGCACAACATCCGTTTGGTCCGTTTCTAAATCCACCTCTACCATATGTATCAGCAACCATCATGTTACCTCTATCATGGCAGTATTGACTTAATTGTGCAGTTGAATTTGTAACTCCAATTCCAAAGTCCATTCCTGAGTGTCCGTGTACACAGTATCTCATTCTACAACATGAATAACATGTTCTGTACATGAAACATTCTGTACGCATAACTCTTCCTCCACATGCTCTTGCACACCAGTTACCTGATCTACATACATATGAATCACAACCTTGTTGACAGTTTCCTTTTTGTCTACAGCAAGTTGAACCTGCCGCACAAATTGTTAATTGTTGTCCTGGTTCTACTTCTGACGACTTTTGTCCATAACTTCCACCTGTTGATGGATATCCCATTTGGCAACAACAACCGCCGTCACCTGCGGCACCACCGCCCCAAATTTCAAACGTTGCATACGCTACACCTGCTGGCACTGTCCACAAACAACATTTTCCGCCGTTGTTTGGTGTTGTAGTATTTGTGGCATAGACTGCCAGTTCCTGTGGAACTGATTTAGGATCGTCATAACCGAATAAAAAATCTCTTAATGTTGACATACTACTATATTCTCCTTATGTTGCAGTGTAGTAAACTGTTACTAATCCGCCCATTCCTTTTGCTCCACAATAACATGTTTCATTGTGTGTTACTCCAGAAGCACCACCCCCTCCAGGGAATACTCCGTGGTCTCCGTGATCTTGTCCGTGTGTTTTATAACAACCTGAACGTGACATTCTTGTAACTCCTGTAAACGGTGCACTCGGAATAAACTGGTGCATGTCTGATGCACAGTGAGCTGAACCATGTCCGCCACCTGTTGTACCACACATTGCTAAAGTTGCTCCATTTACACAACCACAGTTGAACATTTGACATCCTGAGTAAGAACATCCTTGACTCCAAAAACACTTACTTGCTGTTTCTGCACCTCCCGATGAACACATACAAAATCCGCTTGGTCCGCATACGTAACTTGGAAATCCTCTACAAGGATAACATCTTGAGTGACAGCAAGTTGATCCTGCCGCACATATTGTAAATGTTTCTGACGGAGCAACTGTAATAATTCGTCTACCATAAGAACCTGATCCACCTGCCCAACCTTGTTGGCAACAACATACACCAGCGCCTGGTCCACCACCGCCCCAAACTTCAAAAGCCGCCCAGTCAGCACCTGCTGGTACTGTCCACTGACAACATTTACCGCCATTGTTCTGATCAGTAATATTTGTAGCGTAAACTCTTAACGAAGTTAAAGGAGTAGATCCTCCTGCACTTGTTCCATATTGTAATAAGGTTCTTAAACTTGACATATTATTCGTCGTCCTCTACTGTTGCAATATCCGCACCTGGCTCAACTGGAAAGTTAACCATGTGTGCTGGAAACTCTCCTGCTTCTCCATGTTTAAATAATGCTGGTAAATCACGTAATTTTTGTCTGTACGTTGTCCACTTTTCTTTAACTTCAGCAGGCATATCATCAGCAATCTTACTATCTGAACCTGTTAACATATTGTTTCTAACAATAATTAACTGATCCCACGATGACCAAGGTTTCTTCCAACTCATAGTCCATGTACCGCCAGTATAAACTCCGTCAGTTAATGTTCCATCCATGTTGTAAACACATTCGTCTAATTCGTATGTATGATCAACATCTGTTGGATCTGGTCTTTCGTATGTAGTACCATCTGGTAAATCTACAACGATGTTAGTTTGTCCAACTACTGAATCCCATTCTACTTGTGCATCAAATAATGAACAAAGTACTGGATCAGTTTCACAGTTGACTTCTATTTTAAATTGATCTTCTGGTACAGGGTAAGTTGCACCGTTTTCTTCTTCAGTTAACACAAGTCTGGAAGTATCACTACGTCCAGTGTCTTGGTCTATAAAAATCCAAATCTTATCAGGCCCATTGTATTTTGCATTTGCGGTTTTGCCGTCTGCATTTGTTTGAGCAAGATAGTCATCTGGAAGATTATAACTAAAGTCTTTTTCTATAATTGTATTTGGCATTTATATTTCTCCATTATCCTTTAACTATAACTCACTTTAACTGCACCTGCTTGTCCCCAGCCGCCCCAGCAACATGGTTCTCCACAAGCCGCTCCACCACCGCCGCCACCACCTGGGAAAGCCGCTAAACAGTTGAAACATGAACCAGTGTTGGTAAAGTTACCCGCACACCAGTCTTTAGTTCTTCTTGAAATACCAAAATGAGCTGGACCTGTTACAAAGTTCCACATTTGGTTATGACAATATTGACTTCTTTTTGAACTTCCTGTAATTTGTGGAAGTCCCCAATCACCTGTGCCACACTGCCATACAAATGATGGGTGACAAGTGTATGCATCAGTAAAGCAACATGCTTTACCTCCACAACCACCTGGTGCACAAGTTGTTGGTATACTTGAACCAGTAACAAAACTCGCATAGCCGTTTCCGCCTATACATCCGTGACAGCAACATGTAGTTGAACCGCCTGCACAGATTGTATATTGACATCCTGGCGTACTTTGTATTGTTCTAATTGCGTAAGATCCGCCTGCCGCCGGTCTATTCGGAAACTGACAACAACAACCTCCATGGCCGCCGCCTCCACCACCCCATAACTCAAAAGTTATGTTGACTTTTTGTGCTGGCATAGTCCATAGACAACACTTACCACCGTTACCGATGCCCGTATTATCATTCCATACCCAAAAGTTTCTCTGTACGCCGGCTTTCGCTGGCTCAACGTCTGAAAGAAAATTACGTAGTGTTGACATGTTATTCTTTTCCTATTATCTTACGTTCCACTAATAATCCAGCCGTAAGTTGCACCTGTGTAAACAAGTGTTACTGCTGAGTTATTAATATCTAATGTTAAATCTTCACTTAAATTCTGGATTTTCGCGCCGTTACGTGCCACTGTTAAGTTTGCTGAAGCAAACGCACCTGTTACGTCGACAATCTGAACTGTATCGTTTTCTAACAAACTTGTACTAATTGGTAGGGTTACCGTAAAGCTCCCACCTGTACAAAGAATTCTGTCATTAACTTCAGCCTGATAAGTCGTACTAACGGTTTTGAGTACAGTACCAGCGGTTCCAGTTGTAGTTATGTATCTTCCCATTGTTTTATCCTTCTATATGTATTTATGCCGCAGTCTCAATACCGAACGCGACTGCACTAACATTTCCTGAACTTGATCTAACGACCAACTTCTTCCCTGCGTCCATTACTATCCCCGATCTCTCAAGTACACCGTGTGCCAAGACTTCCGTCTCCCACTCTATATACTCTGCGCCTGTTGGGGTATCAGCCGCCGCAACTGCCATTTGCACACCAATTGCTTGATTTCCTCTATTACACACCGAACACGTTACAACTGCATAGTTGTCAGTTGGCACAGTATATACGGTAGTGTTAGTTCCAGCGACCAAATCGCTCGCTCCTAATCTTCCTGTTGCCATGGTTTAATCTCCTTTATCCCATCAAAAACATATTTAGCGCCACAGGTGCCCCATCAACTCCACCCTGGAAATTGAATTGTGCTTTTACGTTAATCGGAACTACTGTAGTTGTAGTAATTTCCTGTCCGGAAATCTGTACAAGACCTGCAATAATTTGGTTAACGTTAAGAGTGGATGCACCACCACCAATCTGTGACGTAATGTATGTTCTAATTGCTCTTTGTGTTGGCACAATACTGTCGCTATTTGCGGCAAATGTACCATCGGTGCTAAATTCGTTGACTGTAGCACCTGTGTTACCAAGTGCAATATTACCCAATGACAGTTCTTGCAATCCACTAATGTTAAATGCATCAGCGTTAAGTGTCGCAACACCTGTTGACTGTTCAACGTTAAACAGTCCACCTACTCTAAAGTTACCATCTTGGTCTGTTGACGTAAAGAATACTCTTCCGCCACCGCCCTCAACGGCTTCACTTGCTGGAACTGGGTCCTGCAATGGTAAGTTTGGATAATTCGTATTTGTAAAGTTACCTGTACCAATGTCTAAGAAGTCATGTCCTGTTAGACGTACTTGTGAGTATCTTAATCTAATCTCTGAACTTTCTGTATGCACTGGTGCATTGTCTACTGGAACGTTTGGACTTACTTGCAACTGTGCAGTAAATGGTCCTTCTGATCCACCTAATAAATTTGTTATAGCAACAAGTTTGTAAAACACTGTTGGCTGATTTGCAAACACAACGTTTGAACCTGCTCTTGGTATAGTGTTTAATCCTGATACTTGGACAAACTTACCACTTTGTAAGTTATCCATAAATCCACCACCATATGTTACTTTACCACCGGTTGTATATGTACCTTGTGCTGTTGTATCAAGTGTTTCTGTTAATGTTGGATTTTTGTAAAGATCAAAATTGTCTGCATCAATAACTCTTACATAAAAAGTTGTTGGATCAAACAATCTAATCATTCCTAATACTTCTTTAATGTTTACTTTAGTTCCATCTAATGTAATACCATGTGCTGTTGCTGTAACTCTACATGGATTAGCCTTAGACACACCTGTAATATTTTTTTCAATAGTTGTTGCAGTAACAAGTGCAGTTGCAGTATCAAAGCCTTCACCTCTACCTGCGTTAGTTGCTCCAGCAAACGTTGGCTGACCTAATACACCGTCACCAACTCTAATTTCAAATGGTGCTTCAATAGTGTTGTTTGGATCAGTAATTGTCATTGTTACTGAATTGTCATAACCTTGTCCTGGCTCAATAATTCTAATTTGATTAATTGCTTGATCCTGTACTCTACATCTACCAATTGCTTGAACACTTGTACTTGAACCGTCTCCAGTTGGAGTACTAAATGTTAGTCTTGGTTCAATTTCGTATGTTGTAGTACTATCTAATAATGGTACAATCGCTTCACCAATAATGTTATCCCAACCTGGTGAGTCATCTGAATATTTTTTAACTGTTGCAACTTTTGTACCTGCATTGTAACTATCAATGTAAGCATATTGTCCTGTTCCTAATCCTGAAACAATCCAAATAGCCATTCCTGCAAGTTCACCTGATGTATTTGTATCAGTGTTTGAAATTGTAATCTGTGTTGTGTTACCAATCTGTGCCGCGTTACCTGCTGTGTTATAATCCTTACCACCGAAGTTATCACTTGTGTTAAGCAATCTTACTTCCATGATTCCGCCTGTTCTGTATGTTGGTGTTACAGTTCCTAAACCAAAACCGTCGCCAGTAATAGTAATGACTGCATTACCGCCGTTAGTATCATAATCTCTACCAGCATTTAAATACTCCACTGCTATGACTCTTGATGCATCAGTCATTACCTGACCAATTTGAGCCTGTTTATCTTTGTTATCTGTGTATGCAATAATTGGAACTTCTGTTGAGTCAACACCTTCAGCAACCGCACCAAATGTACCATATGAACTGTTACCGTTAGTAGCACGAATCTTACCACCGTTCTCTGCAAGGTAACCAATGTGTCCGTAGTATGAGAACACTGATACAAGCTCAGTTCTACCTAAGTTTGTACACCATACTCCAATACCATCTGATAGTACTTGTGTAAAGTCGTTGGCAACAATCGAGTCGTTACCACCTGCGTGTAAGTCACCGTCAATTTTTAATCCAACACATCCTGTACCAAAGTTTGTTACGTTTTGTACATAACATGATTTGTTAATAATCCAAACATCTTTGTGTGCAGTACCCCAACCTGGATCCAACGATACATAAGCACCTGCTGTTGGACGTTTAGTTCCATAAGTGTTTACTGAACCAAGTGCGCCACTTAATCCTATTAGTGTCATGTTTCTAATACCTGTACCATTACGTACATAGAACATGTCGTTTAGTGTTGAACCGTTTGCAGAGTTAATATATAATTCTGCGGCTCTTAAACCTTTGTAGTTTCCTGTGTAAATTATGTCATGTTGTATTGCTTCAATGTAACGTCTAACATCACGTTTACAAGAATTTTTAAGTGCAGTTGTAAAAGAGTAAGCAGGATAAACAATTGAAATTTTACTAACTACTTCTTCAACTAAGAATTCTTTATTTGCTTCAAGTCTTTGAACTGCGTCAGTGTATCCTGCTGTCTTAACAGGATCGTTAACACCTGCAAAAGCAACATCTGAACCGTTTGCATTTAATACAAAGTCAATTTTATTTTTAATTGCTGTAGCAATACCCGCCGCCGCTGTACCTGCCGCACCCGAACCTGCCGGTGCCGCAACGTCTTGTGCTTTAACTGCTGGATATACTTTAGTACCCAATGAACAAGTCCAAGTAATACTTGAAACCTGTACAATATCAGTTGCCACTGCACCGTGTGCCGCGTCTGTTGTTATTGATACTATACCTGTAACATTATCG